CGACGCGATCAATTCCATGACGAACGAGCTGTATGGTAGCGTCGCGCCGCTGTCCAAGCCGTTCCTGGGGCAGGTCGCCAACGGCTGCAAGCTGGTGACCAACTTCGCCGCGGGCAACAAGCAGGGCACCTCTCGCTCCGTCCACACCGCGCTCGACAACATCACCTCGCTTCAGGTGGTGCTGCCGGGCTGGTACGGGCAGGCTGCGGCCGAGACTCCGATCGGCTCCGACACCACCTACAACGCCTCGATCGAGTATCCCGTCGGGGTATTCACACAGATCAAGTGGGGCGGCAGCGCGACCGGCACTTGCGTCAGCGGCACCAATCTCGTGTCGGACGTCGCGGTCGTCAGCATCCCCAAGGGTCAGCGATTTTGGGTCCGCGTGTTCTATCAGAACGCCACCGGCCTCATGTATATCTCGAACGGCATCGACATCGCCAACGGCGCCGCCTTCGAGTATGCAGCCTCCGGCCTGACCGATCAGACCATGTCCGGCAACGTCACGAACCATGCCGGCGGCACGCAATCGAACGGCAACGCTTTCGCGCCGCTGGCGATCATCGCTCAGACCACCGTTGAGAGCTTCGCCCTGTTCGGTGATAGCCGCGTCGCTGGCTCGAAGGACAGCTATTACGGCCCGACCAGCGGTAGCGGCAATCTGGAGCGCTCTGTCGAGAAGTTCGCGCCCTGCATCAACATGGGCAATCCGGGCGAGCGCCTCGACCTCCTGCTCGGCAGCCGCACCAACCGCATGCTGCTCGCGGCCTATTGCTCGCGCGTGATCCTCGCCGAGGGCATCAACGAAGTGATCGCCGGTCAATCTGACGTCACGATCGCGGCAAACGAGCAGACCTTCGTGAACCTGTTCCCCGGCAAGAAGGTCTACATCTGCACCATGGAGCCGTCGTCGAGCTCGTCCGATAGCTGGGCGACCACGGCCAACCAAACGCCGATCACGAACAACCCCGTGCGCGCGGCGGTCAACGAGCGGCGCCGCCGCGTCCCGACCGGATATGCCGGCTGCATTGACCTGTCGGACGTCGTCGAGGAGGGCCGTGGTAACGGAAAATGGCAGCTCGTGCCGTTCACCGGCGCGGCGCCGACCAATGACGGCATCCATGCGCTTCGCGATATCTACCTGACGATCCGCAACAGCGGCATCATCAGCCCGCTCACGGTCGGCGGCTAACCCGCTGCCATGAACCGGATTGAAGCGGCCATCGTTCAGGCCGCTCAAGAGGAGGGCATCGATCCAGCCACCGCGCTCGCCTGGGCGAGCCGGGAAAGCTCGTTCAATCCCACCGCGCGGGCGTCCAAGAGCATCTACGGTCTGTTCCAGATGTCGGGCGCGCTGCGGCGGCAATACGGCATCGGCGACACTGCCGACCCGTATGAGCAGACCAAGGGCTTCGCGCGCTACTATCGCGGGCTGAAGAAGGAGATGGCCTCCACGCTCGGCCGCGATCCGACCGACACCGAAGCCTATCTCGGGCACCATTTTGGCGGTGTGCGCGGTGCGCGGACGCTCGGCATGAACCCGAACACGCCGGTCTCGGCTGTCTTCACGCCCTACGAACGGTCGTTGAACCCGCATTTCGACCGGGCCGGGACCATCGGGCGCCTGACGGGCTCGATCAACACGGACATCGACCGGCGCTATGCCAAGTTCGGCGGTGCCGGCCAGACCAGCGCCGAGCCGCTCGACTTCAGCGGGCAGGTGGCCGCGATCGGCGGCGCGCCGCAGGAGCTGGCGCAGAAGGGACCGGAGCCGCTCGACTTCAGCGGACAGGTCGCGGACGCAGGCGGCATCATGGACAAGATCGGCCAAGCCGGTCGCGCCGCTGCATCGGCCGTCACCGAGAAGCTGACGCCGCAACGAGAGATCACGCCGCCCCCGGTCACGGGGCCGGTCCAAACCTTGGGAATTAGAGGCGATGCCGGGCCCCTCGATTTCACATCGCAGGTGCAAGGATGAGCGACAAGTTCGAGGACATGCCGGACGGCGCTGGCAAGCGCGCCTCCGAAGAGGACTACAAGCGGATCTGGCTCTACATGCAGAGCCGGAATCGCAAGCCGTCGGTGCGCTCCGTTCTGACGGAGATCGTGGCGCAGAACTATCTGCCCCCGGCGGTCGCCACCTCGCAGCGCTGGGCCAAGAAGCTCGGGCTCAGCGAGACGGTTGAGCCGTCCGTCACCAAGGCGGCCGACGCGCGCATCCGCGACAAGCGGGAGAAGCGCCGCGCGCCGGACACCAGCCCGGCGGCGATCGAGGAGAAGACCGGCAAGACGCCGGCGCAAGTCGAGCGCACGCTCCTTGGCCGGATGAAGGAGCTGCTGAAGGAAGAGAACAGCTCGACCCAGCTCGCGATCGACGAGAACCGGACCCGCATGGCGTTCAACATCGCCGTGATGGAGTTCTACGCCGAGAACCCGACGCTGCTGGCCAGCCCGCGCGACACCGCGGCCTTTGTCGATGCCGCCACCGTCGCCTCGAAGCTGTCCGGCGGCGCCGCGATCGACATCACCTTGCCGACGCCGGGCGAGCAGACGGAGACCGGCATCAGTCCAGGCGGACACCTGATGAAGACGGTTTCGCCGCTGGCCGGTGTCGACCAGGGGCTCGTGACGAATTTCCACGAGTTCACCCGGAAGCTGCGCGATGGTGCAGGAGCTTAAGGGGACTCGATACCTCGCCAATCCCGAGTTTGGGCAGATGATCACCAATCTGCTGCCCTACATGGATCTGCGCGAGACCGTCGAATTTTATATGTGGGTCGAGGCGACCCGGCCGGACGTCGACAAGGCGCTGCTCAACGCCAACGATCGTTACTACCTGCTGACGATGACGTGCAATCGGCAGGACGCTTGGCACCCGTGGGTGTTCGATCGCTGCCGCGAGGTCGAGGCCAGCACCGACGGCCATCTCGATCTTTGGGCGCGGTACCACTACAAATCGACGATCTGCACCTTCGCCGGCTGCATTCAGGAGATCATCCGAGACCCGGAGATCACCATCGCGATCATGAGCGGCACCAACAAGGTGGCGATGCCGTTCCTGAAGCAGATCATGGAGGAGCTGGAGCAGAACGAGAAGCTCAAGCGCCAGCACCATGACGTGTTTTGGGAGGAGCCGCGCAAGCAGGCGCCGCAATGGTCGATCAACGGCGGCATCGTCTGCAAGCGCAAGGGCAACCCGAAGGAAGCGACCATCGAGGCATTCGGCGTCATCGACGGCATGCGGACGGGCAAGCACTACAAGATTTTGAACTATGACGACCTCATCAACGAGTCGATGGTCGACAACCCCGACATCGTTAAGAAGGTCACGCAGCGCTGGGAGCTGTCGGACTCGCTCGGTACCGCTGGCGAGACCCGCAAGTGGCACCAGGGCACGCGCTATTCGTATGCCGACACCTACGGCATCATCATCGACCGCGGCGTCCTCAAGACCCGCATCCACGCGGCGACGCATGACGGCACCCTGACCGGCAAGCCGGTGATGCTGGAGCAGAAGCGTTGGGACGAGGTGAAGCTGGCGCAGCGATCGACCGTCAATGCGCAGATGCTGCTCAACCCGCTCGCCGGCAACGAGTCGACGTTCTCCGCGCTGTCGCTGCGGCACTACGATGTGATCCCGACCGTGTTGAACGTCTACATCATGGTCGACCCGTCGAAGGGCAAGTCGAAGCGCTCCGACCGCACCGCGATCGCGGTGGTGGGCATCGACGTCGGCGGCAACAAGTACCTGCTCGACGGCTACTGCCACCGCATGAAGCTGTCGCGGCGCTACGAGCTGATTACCCAGCTTCGCGAGAAGTGGACCGGGCACCCGGGCGTGCAGCATGTCCGCGTCGGCTACGAGCAGTACGGCATGCAAGTCGACCTTGAGGTGATCAAGGAATATCAGGAGCGGGATAACGACCTGTTCGAGATCGAGGAGCTGGCCACCACGCGGGACGGCACACACTCGAAGATCGACCGCATCCAGCGCCTGGAGCCGGACTTCAACCGCGGCCTGTTCTACCTGCCGGCGGTGATCTACCACCCCGAATATGGCGGCGGCCTCAACGGTTCGGCGCTGTGGGAAGTCTGGACCGAAGAGAACAGCCGCGAGGCGATCAAGGCCGGGCAGGCCGACAACCCGGCGGTCGGCACCATCGTCTATCGCCGCATGGAAGGCTTCACGCGCCAACAGCGCGCGATGGAGGCCACCATGCAGAAGGCCAGAATCGTGACGGCGCTCAAGCGCATCAACGAGGACGGCGACCTCTACGACCTCACCCGCGCGTTCATGGAAGAGTATCGCCTCTGCCCGTTCGCGCCCCACGACGATCTGCTCGACGCAACCAGCCGCATCTACGACATGGAGCCGACTCGCCCCATCCCGTTCGAGGCGGCGGCTGCCGAGCCGCGAACCTTCATGGATTCCTGACATGGCCCGCTACAACCCGCCGACCAAGGTTCGGACGCTGGAGATTCCGTACAAGGTTCTCGTGCTCCGCGCCGATCCTTCCTTTGAAAGCTCGAAGCGCAGGGAGCCGTTCTACGAGTTCTCAAGCGGCCGCTGCTTCAACGAGAACACCGCAATCCAAGGCCCGTATTCCCCGGCCAAGGATAACCCCGACTTCGATTGAGGAGACCTTCGATGTTCAAACCGATCAACCTGCCGCCGAGCGAACACCACCAGTTCGCGACCGGCCACTCCACCGAGTTCGGCGATAATGCCCGCGCCGTCGGCGAGAAGATCAACGCCGGTTTCAAGCACGTCTATGGCCTGCTGGCGAAGGCCGGTCACAAGATCGAGGACGCTGCCGACGAGGAGAAGGTCGCGCTCGTCGCGCGCGTCACCGAGCTGGAGGCCGAGCTGCGCAACGTCAAGATGATGGTGCAGCGCCTCGGCTTCGCTGGCGCCAAGCCGGTCGTATCCATCACCGATCCGTCACACAGCATCGGGTTCACCCACCCGACCGAATTGATGACCGGCGCCGCCGCTTCGGCGGAGCCGGTCGTGACCATCATCGATCCGTCGACGCACACCGCCACCGGCATGTCGTGGGGCGGCCTCACCGCCGAGCCGGTCGTGACCGTCAGCGAGAAAGAGGCCCCGCAGTCGTGACCGATCCCGTCACCACCGACATCGCCGTCATTGACGGCCCGGGCAAGGGCTCGGCCCTTGTCCGCAAGGTTTACGTGCCGCCGCTCGACGGTCGCAGCGACGACTATGCGGGCTTCGACATGCAGCTCGCGCAGGGCATGGGCGAGCTGCTGAACAAGCACTATTTCGGCTATGCCTGGAAGACGTATGCCGACAGCGCGCAGGGCGTGGTCGGCTTCTCGATCCCCGAGCTGATGGGCGAGACGCTGCATTACGTCATCCGGCTCGCCGAGTTCTCGGAGCTGACGCCGGAGCTGATCGTCAAGCATGCCGGCGAGCTGCTGGAGCGCATGAATTTGCCGCGCGGCACCGTCGACATGGCCGAGCTGCTGTTCGCCCGGCAGAACAAGCACAAGTTCCAATTCGACGACAAGCGGCTTCAGTAAATGCTCAGAGCAACGCCTCCCGGCGAAGACGGACTGGAAAACCCCGGTCCGGCTCCGCAGCCTCGTGACGACATCCAGCCCGGCGCGGGCATGGACCGCGCCGAAAGCGGCTTCGTGGTCGATGGTCAGGAGGGCGCCGAGGAGCAGGACGACAACCCGTTCGACGAGGCCCCGGACGATGCGGCCTTCCTGCGCATGGTGCGCGAGGCCGACACTCAGGCGCTCCACTACGTCAATCAGGTGAACCGCTCGTCCTGGGAGCGATCGTACCACGCCTATCATCAGGAGCATTTCGGCCAGTCCAAGTACAAATCCACGGACTACCGCAACCGCTCCAAGTTCTTCATCCCGAAGACGCGAACGGCCGTCCGCAAGGACATGGCGGCGACCGCGGCCTCGCTGTTCGGCTCGATCGACGCCGTCAACTGCATGCCCGGCAACGAGAGCGACCCGATCCAGCGCGCCTCCGCCGCGGTGATGAAGGAGCTGGTCAATTACCGCACCGATCGCTCCTCCGGCAAAGCTTCGATGGCGTGGTTTCATACTGCGATGGGCGCGCGCCAGACCTCGCTGCTGACCGGCATCTGCCTCTCGAAGCAGTATTGGAAGCTGGAGCTCAAGCGCTCCGGCACCGAGAAGTACGACGACGAAGACACCGGCGAGCAGGCCGAGCGCGATGTGTGGGAGCCGGATGTCGACCGGCCCGAATGCGACCTGATGCCGCCGGAAAACTTCGTGGTCGACCCGGCCGCCGACTGGCGCAACCCGGCACAGGATGCCGCCTACATCATCCTGAAATACCCGATGCGCATGGACGAGATCCGGCGCAAGCAGCGCGATCCGCGAAACCCGTGGAAGGAGCTGCCCGAGAGCGTGCTGAAGACTGGCGACGAGGGCCAGCAGATTCAGATGCAGTCGATCCGCCGCGCCCGCGAGCAGGGCCTCGACCGCTTCGACGAGACGCAGACCGCCCGCAATTTCGGCATCGTGTGGGTGTGGGAGAGCTTCATCCGCACCGCCGGTCAGGACTGGTGCTTCTTCTCGATCGGCGACAAGGCGCTCCTGACCGAGCCCAAGCCGGTCGAAGAGGTTTATCCGGAGCAGTCCGGCGAGCGCCCGCTGGTGATGGGCTACGGCGCCATGGAGGCGTTCCGCATCTTCCCGATGTCGAACGTGGAAGCATGGCGCATGCTCCAGCAGGAATCGAACGACATCCGCAACCTGTCGCTGGATGCGCTGAAGCAGAACATCATGCCGGTCACCAAGGTGGTGCGCGGCAAGAACGTCGACCTCGACCAGCTCAAGAGGCGCGGCCAAGGCTCGGCGATCATGGTCACGAACAAGGACGACGTGACGTGGGAGCAGACTCCGAGCTTCCCGCAGACCGTCGTGGCCATGGCGCAGAAGCTCGACATCGAGTTTGACGACCTGTCCGGCCAGCAGAATTACGGCACGATCAACGACAACAACAACCTCGGCAAGACGCTCGGCGGCCTCAAGCT